TAAGGAATAGTACATATTTCTGTCAATCAAGATTTTATCAAGGCTACCACTATTTATTTTTTCATCATCACTTGCATATAAATTTTCATCACCTGAGAAACAGTATAAACTTGAAGGCTTTTCTAAATTAAAAAATTCTAGCTTACCAGTTGGGCTAATTCTTGCATATCCACCCATCAACTCTGCAACTGCTGCTATTATGCTTCTGCAAGTTGTACCTTCCTCTAACTTTGGATCCTCTAGTATTTTGTAGGAGCTATTATAAAAATCTGATGAAAGGTTTACTCCCACTTGATTACATACATTTCCTACTATCTGTTTTAAAGTAGCTGGATAAGTTATATTTTGCTTAAATTCCTTGTCAAATTTAGATGTTCTGTCTTCAAGTTCTAAAGTTATTAACTGGTCTTTTATGGTTTCCTTAGTAACCTTGAATATACCCATGTTAATATATTCTGTTCCAGCACTTGTTATTGCTCCTACATAGATATTACATTCTTTACCTTCTAAACTTTGATATACCTCTTCATTTAAAATAGTTACTGTTGCTATTGAAGTTATGAATGTACCTATTTCAAATTCTTCTCCAGTTAAAAGATTATTTGTTATTGATATATCTTTTATTTCTGTCCCTTCAATTGTCATATTTGAAAAACTTATTTTAGCTTTTATATTTCTACTGTATTTTTTTATTGCAGTATCAAAAGTTTCTGTTGTGCTTAGCATTTTCTTCACCTACCTCTCAATGAAATTCATGGTTAATCCTTCCCATCTAACTTCTCCATTTACACAAGAATATGCTGGAGCATTTCTGTCACCTACATAAAATGTTTTAGTCATTACAGTTCCTTCCATAGGGTCTGGATAAGTTACTTCAAAAAAAACATCTTGTACTGATTTTAAAAGTGGTGAAATTTCCTCATTTTTTAATGGACCCCATGCACAGTTTAATTTCCTTTTAGTTGTAATTCTATCTCTATTCATGTCACCATTAGCATTTCTATTTGTTTCCCCATCTATATCACTTATATCAACAGAAAAAGTTTTGGGAGTTTTTACTACTACTCCATTTATTTTTAACATTTTTTCACCTTCTTTTTGCATGAGAAAAGCACCTACAATAAGTAAGTGCTTTAAAATTTATTTTTTCTTTTTATATTTTAGCTTCCATGAATAGCCACAATTTAGGCATCTCAAATTGCCAGAATATTCATCTCCTATATATGTTATATTACTATTATTGCATTTAGGACAATATACCCCTTTGTCTTCTATTGAATCATATCCAAGCTTACATTCTTTTCTTATTGCATTGGCTATCTTTTTCATCTTTTTCTCACTTTTTATTTCAAAAACAATTTGCTCTTTGCCCTCTTCCTCTGCAAAATCTAGGATTAATCTATTTCCCTGAATTGAAGCATTTAAAATGCTATTAAAATCAATATAGATTTTTTTACTTGATAGTATAACATCTGCAAACACACCATTTTTTAAAACATAAATTTGTAATTGTGCCCCAACCTTTATATCACTAGTAGTATATTTTAATATTCCTGGTGAATATAAAAATAAAAAATTTAAGCTCCCTCTTCCTTCTCTTTTTAATTCCTTGAATTTTTTTCTATTAGTAATCATGAAATACCCCCCTACTCACTTTTTGTAAACATTATACACCTCATAACATATTTTGACAATATATTATGTAATTATGGGGCATATTCCACCATTCGCCTTTGTAATTTTATTAACACCTTTTGCAACTGCATTTCCCAATCTAACACCATCAACATTTAAGTTAATATCTTGGTTTGGCATATCTTTCAAAGCTCTTAAGAAAGCTTTATATAAAATATCTTCATTAATTCCACTTCTATTTATAGCTTTATCTAATAATTGATTTAATTTATTTTCAGGTGCTACTATTTCACCATATCTAGTATTATCTCCTATCATTGCTAAAGTAGGATTATTAGCCTTTACAAATCCGCCTTGTGCAAGCTTTGGTATTTGTGGGACTGTTAAAGGGTCTTTATCCCATAAATTTTCAAATGGGGAGAATCCCATTATATTTATTTCTCTAACTTTATTTAATAACCCATTTATAAGATTAAAAGGTGTAGCTATTACCTTATTTATTCCACTTATTAAGCTGTTTACAATCCTTTTGAATATTCCAGCTATACCCTCTGTTATTCCATCAAATATTTTTCCACCCTTATTAAACAATCCTAATATTTTATCCCATGTATCAGAAACTATATCTTTTAATTTTCTCCATACACCGCTAAACCATTCTTTAATAGGATTAAATGCATCTTTTATTTTTGTTAATGATTCACTAAATTTTGTTTTAAAATAATCAGGTATATTGTTAAATATTTCTTTAATTTTATCTTTAATAGCAGTAAATGAATTAACTATTTTATCTTTTAATGACAATATTCCACTTAGCAAGCCTTCCATTAAATAAATACCTATTTCAGCCATAACAGTACTAGGTGAATGTATTCCAAATAATTTTTTAATTCCATTTAATATAGGGTCAACTATATGGTCTTTTAACCATGTTCCTATTTTAGACATAATACTTGCAATACCTTCAAGTAAGCCTAATATTAAATTTTTACCAAACTCAACAACAGTGTCTATGAACTTTCTAAATCCTTCACAACTATCATACAGCTGAATGAATATAGCAACCAAGGCTGTTATGGCAGCTATAACTAATGTAATAGGACTTGTCAATATACCTATAACTACAGCTATTGCTCCTAAAGCGATTTTTATTGCAGCAAATACAGTCAAACAAACTCCAAGCACTTTTAATATTTTGGTTATTGTTTCTTGGTGTTCTTTTACCCATTCCCCAATAACTTTTAATACATCTGCTAATCCATTCAGGATGTCAACTACAACCCCTCCAGTCCATTCAGCTATTGGCTTTAGGAAACTATCCCATAGCCATTTTCCAGCTTCCATGAAAGCTTCTAATATAGGATTTAAAACATCTAAAGCACCAGATACTAAATTAAAGAAACTTGGTAATAAATCTGATATAGTCCATTCTGCAAGTGGTGCTAATATTTCATCTAAAAGCCATTTTAAAATCTTTCCTATATTATCAAGTACTGGTTTTATGGAACTCCATAAGCCTTCCCATACTCCTTGCATTTTATCTCTAAACTCTTCATTACTTGCATAAAAAGCAACAAAGGCTGCAACTAATCCAGCAAGTGCAATTATAACTATAGTTATAGGGTTTGTAGTTAGAAGAGCTATAACTCCTTGTAAGTTTTTGACCCATTTAGCTACTTGTACTATTATTTTTAAAGTTCCTATAGCAACTACAATTCCAAGAACTGCACTACATAATTTTTGTACCTTTTCAGGACTATCTGCTAAATTCTTTATAAATTCCTTTATTTTTTCTAGCAATGGATTTAACCCTTCTGCTGCACTTGGAAGTAAACTTATAAACCAATTAACTACTGGAATTATAAAATTATTGTATATAGATAAAGCTAAACCACCTAAAGCTATTCCTATACCTGCAATATTCTCAATAAATTTTTGTACTACTGGATTTTTTAAGCTTTCATAAAATCCACTTAAAGATTTTTTAGTATTTTCTACTGCTAAGTTAAATTTATCTGTTACCCAACTTCCATCTTTCTTCCAAGCATTTTTAAAAGGCTGAAAAATAGTTTTAAAAATTTCTTTCATTTTCTTCGCTAGTTTTTCCATTTTTCCATCAAAGGCACTTGTGTCAACATCTGCAAGAACTGGAACATTAGATTTATCATTATCACTATCATTATTGCTAGATAGTTTATTTATCTCATCAATTCCAGCTAATCTATCAACTGCTTTCTTTGTTTTTTCTGTAGTATCTCCATATGCTCCCATAGCAGCCTTTGCGTCAATAAGACTTTGAGTTGCTGCTTTGCTTTCAGCATAAGTCTTTCCAAAGATTGCAGATGTAAAACTTGCTATATATCCAGTTAGTTTAGATAATGCTGACATAAGGGTATTTATAGCTGGGAGAATAGCTTGATATATAGGAGTAAATGCAACCCTTAGATTTGTTTGTATTTGTGCTAATGAATTTGAAAACTGGCTATTAGTTTTTAAGGTTGCAACCATGGAAGATAGCAAACTTCTTATCCCTTTTACAAGCGAAGCTATTAGAAGCCTGTTTATCACAATCATTCTTGCATATTTTTTCATAGTAGACATAAGATTATCCATTCCACTTTTAGTCTTTTTATTTCCTATGCCTAACTTATTCAAAGCACCATTAAGACTACTAAGTTTATTCTTTGCATTATTACTTTTATTGCCTAAATTATTAACTCCTTTAGAAGCATTATTTGCACTATCTCCTGCTCCATCTAGTTTGGCTCTCAAGGTATCTATTTCACTTCTAAGTTTAATTGACCTTGAAACAAGATGATTTAAACTGTTCTCTGTATTTACAATCTTTTTTTCAAGTTTATTTCTACTGTCAGAATTAAAAGTACTACTAAATTCTTCCTTAAGCTTTTGTAGTTCTCTTCTAGTAATTTCAATCTTTTTATCTATCATGTCAGCTTCATTGGTCTTATCAAGAATTTTATCTTCCAGTCCTGAAGTATCAATAGTTGGAGAAATTTTGCCTTTACCAAAACCACTAAAGAAACTTTTTTTAGTTTTTTCAACTTGCCTACCCATTTCTCCAGTAGCATTTTTGACTTCTGCTTTAGCCTTATTCATAGCTTCTTTTAGAGGTTGAATAGTGGCTGATATTACAACTTTTAATTCTTCTAATGTCATTTATTTTCCCTCCCTTCTTTTACTAGAATTAAGTCTATTTGCTAAGTTATGCATTCTTTCTTTATGTAGTTGCATTTGTATTTCTAAATTTTTCTTTTCAATTTCTTTATTTTCCTCTTCAAATAATTCTGGAAATAATTTTGCAGGAGGAGTAACTTTTACATTTTTATCAAAAAGACATGCTACATATTCACCTATTTGTTTTGCCAATACAGTGTTAAGCATTATTTCTGTTTTTAACTTTGCTTCATAATCCTTTCTTTCAATTTCTTTTTTTCTGTTAAAACTCTCTACTAAATCAAATATCTCTTGTAAAGAACTCTCCCAAAATAAAGAAGAGCTATACCCCATATCTAAAAAAGTAGGGTATAACTCTTCAATTAAATCTGTTAAATTTCTTATTCCATTTCTTCCTTGGCTTCTGCAAGCTTCACGTCCATCATCTCTGCTTGGTCCTCTGTAAAAAAACCTGATACCTGATATATTCCCATAAATACATCTGTAAAAAATTGAAGTTGTGAACCACCCTCTTCAATGTATTTATCAAACATCTTTTCAACATCAACTTGCTTTATTCCACTATGTTGTTCTTTTAATGCTGCATGTGTAACTGTAAGCATAATAGATAATGGAGGCATATTTTTTGAAGTTTCTAATACATCCATTAACCCCATTTTTAATTTTTCTTCAAGCTTACATATTCCTGAAGTTGATAATTTTAATTTATATTCTTCTCCTGCCACATTCCATATTTGAAATTGCTTTCTTGCCATAATATTTATTCCTCACTTTCATTTACTTCTAATGTTTGTTTGCCAATATCTAATTGGCTATTAACTGGGATCTGTTATTTCCATGCTATCTACTGTTAATGTTGCTGTAAATTCAAGGGCAGCATTTACTCCGCCTCCACCACGTTTTACACTTACATAAGCGTCAAATGTATATTTAGTGCCATCTGGAAGTGCTTCTTCGAATGTAAGCATTTCACGTTCTTCTTGAGCTTTCCTCAAAATTCTATAAGGTGATGTTTCTGAACTGTTTTCATAATTGAATACATATTCTAACTCTGAATAATCTCCTATTCCTGGCTCATATCTTTTATGGGAATCACTTAAACAAGTGACATCTACCTTTTCAGGTTCTTCTCCATGCTCTGGCACCTCCTTTAATCCTGGAAGATTTGTAAAACTTGAAGATACACTTCCTTTCTTCTTATAACCTAATGTAATTCCATTTGCTAACATATATTTATCACTCCTTTATTCGTTATAAACTCTCATAATATTTACATCAATAATTCCTTCAAATCTCATTATTTTATGTTTAAAATCTTGTTCTATTGGACTATCAATGCATTGTGTCCTTTTAAAACCTAACTTAGAAAGCACCTCATCAACTGCTACTGCAATATCAGAAGTGCTTTTATTATTCCAAATATCTATTTTGTATCTAACATAAGCTAATTGCTCTTTATCATCTGTTTTAACTTTGGTTTTGTTTTCCTCTTCTATATATTGAATTATTGGAAAGCTGACCCAATCAGAAGGGTAACAGTCATTAACATTATTAGATATTTTTTTTAGTTCCTTATATATCATAGGCTTTATGTTAATCATTCAGTCACCTTCTCTATTTCGGCTTTTAAATCATCTGCTATATTTTTAACTATTTTATCTTCATTGTCTTTTAAGGCTGGATACATATATGGATGAGCATATTGTCCTTTTGTTTTATATCCAATTACATTCCCATCTTTGTCCTCAACAACTCCAAAGCCATAATTTTCTGCTATTTCTCTATCCATTGCACTTGCTGGAATAATCCAACCTTTAGACTTATATATAGGATTAACATTTGGAGAAGTACCTTGATGATGAGCTTCTCCATTTGGACCAGTTCCAAACTCAACGTAAGTTGCATATTCAAGCTTAGTACTTACTTTACCTTGTACTGTTGTGTTATCAACTTTTTTAGTTTCACTGATTATGCTATTTGCTAATTGCCCATTACTATACTTAAAGCCTGTACAATTTTCTTTTGCAGCATTTTGTACAAGCTTTATGTTTTTGTTCATTGATTTCTCTAGTTTTTCCATAATGTCATCAGTTAACTTATCTACTTTAAGTATAAACTTAGAAGTGCCTACAATATTTTCACTCATAATATTTTCTCCAGTTCCAATAGTTTATGGCTTGTATATTCCTTAATGGAGATAATTTTATAATCAGGCTTTTCTATTGCTCTTGCCTTGTAACATATTCCATCACCTTCATTAACTTCAATATTTCCATCATAAAGCATATTCATAATATAATTAAGCCTTTCTCCATAGATTTCAGCTTGAAGCTTTCCACTGGCTGGATAAATATAAGCTTGAATTTCTGTAGCATTATCCTCAAAACCTTGATATTTGCCACCTTCATCGTCTTCAACAATAGTTTTCTTTTTTAAATAGTAAGTTTTCTTATTCTTTACTCTCATTTGCAATACTCACCGCCTTAAGCCTTCTGTAAGCATTTAATCTATTTTTTATATTTTCAGGAATTTCAGCACTATAAGATACACTTATAGCACCTTCACTCCTGGAACTTTCACCTTCATTTCCTTGCCTATTGTAATAGATAATAGCAAGTTCTCTTTGAAGGCCTTCCATTCTAGGAAGTAATTTATCTCTATTTGTATAATCTAAAATTTCATTTTCAGCATCTTCAAGTATTTGCTCTAGTAAGCCATCTTGTGAATTATCTGAAATGCCTAATCTTAGCTTAAACTTTTCTAGCATAAAACCACCTCATTTATAAAAGAAGTAGTATAAAAAAACTACTTCTTAACACAAATTTGGATGGCATCATGTCTCTTATTTAAAATGAATACATCTTCAAAAGATTCTTCAAAATAAACATATTTACCTTGGCTTAAAGCTGATGGCTCTTCCATTTGGGCAAATGAATAAGATACAATTGGTAATACCGCACTTGGATGTACAAGTATCATTGCCATATCTTTAGCACCACTTGCTGCAACAAATCCACCTTCTTTTTGACCTTCTGTTTTGCCATCATTTAATGTGTAAGCAGTCTTAAATAAAGCAGTAGGCACACTTTGAATATCAACTTCATCAAGTCTTGAAACTGCTCTTGATAGAACTTTATCTCCATTATTTCTTACAATAGAAATTGCAGTGTCTAATAAAGTTTTAGTGTAAGTATCCACGTAAAGTATTCTTCCAGCAAAAGGCACTAATCCTTCATCCATTTTATCCATCATTGCATCAAACTTATTTAATGCAGATGTTGAAGTTAATGCAGCACTTTCAGGTGTTATTGCTTCAATCTCATTTTTAAGTTTATATAAGCTACTAAACATCATTACATCTAGTTCTGGGAACTTTTGTGTTTCGTTCATGGTTTTAGTTATATTTGAGATTGAAGCTACCATATTAGTTTGATTTACATCTTGAGGGTGTACTAATGTTTGCCATATTCTATGATTTTTAAGTGTCTTAGTTTCCCAGTCATTTGAAAAGTTTTGTGAGAAATCACCTATTTTTGTTCTATCTCCATCAACTCTTCCTCTAGTTGATAGTGTAGGAATTTTTATAGTTTTAGCATCTTGAACTGTATATTTTTTATCATTTTCTGTACTCCATAATCTTCCTGAGTAAAGTACATATGGATAAGCATTTGCTAATTCTCTAGCATAACTTTCAGCATAATTTACTGTCATAATTAATCAATCCTTTCTTATTTATTATTTTTAGGTCTAACTCCTGTAAAGTTAAATCCAAAGGTATCTACTTTATTATTTGAGTTACCGCCTTTTGGAGGATTCCCTCCTCTTAGCTTTTCATTAACTGCTTTACTTACTGCATTTTGAAAAGCTTTTTCTACTGCTTCTATACTTGCATTACAAGTTTCAGCAGATTCATAATTAAGTATTTCTGCTAGTTCCTTTGGAAGTTCTTTCTCTGCTAAAGTTTCAAGTGCTGTTGCTTTAAGCTCTCTAACAGTAATATCTTTTTCTCTCTTTTCAAGTTCAGCAATTCTTTTTTCTTCTTGATACTTAGCTTTTTCATCAGCTTTCATCTTAGATAACTTTTCAGCTTCTGTCCTAGCATTTTCAAGTTCAGTAGCCTTTTCTGTATCCCATTTTGCTCTTGCAGTTTCAAGAGCTTTTGCAACTCTCCTATCAAATTCAGATTGATACTTTTTATCCTTCAATACATCATCAAAAGATTTCTCACTTTCTGAATTTTGATTACCTTCTCCAGCACTTTCACTATTGCCACCATCAACCCCAGTATTAGCACCACTATTTGCCCCTGTATTTGCTTCAAGTAATCTTCCTATGCCTAGCTTTTTTCTTAAATTACAATTATTAATGAACATTTTTTATTCCTCCTAGCCCAATATGTTCTAAGCCCATATTGTTCAATTTATTCCTCGCAGTTTATCCTCATAAGAGTTTTGGAGCAAAATAAAAAGCCTTATTTCTAAGACTCTTCCAATTCCT